TCGGTGAAAACACGGAGCCAGCTTGAAATCAAACGCCAGCGCGGAGATTTCATCGGCTCTTTTGCTGTTTTTGGCTATCGGAAAGACCCGGAGGATCATCACCGCCTGCTGGTAGACGATTACGCCGCCGATGTGGTGCGGGACATCTTCAAGTGGAAGCTGGACGGCATCAGCGCAGGTGACATCGCCTGTCGGCTGACCAAGGACGGCATCCCCACCCCCATGGACTACAAACGCTCCCAGGGGATGCGCTACTCCACCGCCTTCCGGGTGAAAGAGGAATCCACTTGGAGTGCCGGAATGGTGCTGCGTATCTTGAAAAACCCGGTCTATATCGGTGTGCTGGAACAGGGACGCGTTACCACACCCAGCTATAAGGTCAAGCGGCTGGTGCGGAAACCCCGCGAGGAATGGGCGGTGGTGGAGAACTGCCATGAACCAATCATTGACCGCTATGACTTTGAGAGCGTCCAAAAGGTACTCGCTCTGGACACCCGCACCAGCGTCAGCGGCACGGCGGTGGAGCTATTTTCCGGCATAGTCTACTGCGGGGAGTGCGGCAGCGCCATGATACGGAAAACGGTTCCTTCCGGCAAAAAGCGGTATGTTTACTACGTCTGCTCCGCCCACAAGAACGAGAAAAGCTGTTCCGCCCATTCCATGCGAATCGAAGCATTGGATGAAATCGTTCTGGTGGCCCTGAAAAAGCACATCCGGGATGTGATCGACCTCTCCAACCTACTGGAATTGACAGACACGGCCCAGCTCCAGCAAGCCAGTGTGAAAAAGCTGCAAGTGCGGCTGTCAAAGAAGCAGGAGGAAATTGACCGCAACCAGGCCCTTTTGCGCTCCTTGTATGAAAGTCTTGCGGATGGCGTGATCGACCGGGAGGAATACCATGACTTGAAAAAGACCTATTCCCGCCGTCGAACAGAAGCGGAGGAACAGGCCGAGGCAATTCAAGCGGAGATCGACAAGGAAATGGCCAGCTTCAACGAGGAGCGGGGCTGGATGGCCCAATTCCGCAAGCATCAGAACATCACCGCCTTAGACCGGGCCATTGTCGTGTCACTGATTGAGCGCGTCCTGATTTTCCGGGATCGTCGCGTTGAGATCGTCTACCGCTGGCACAATGAATTTCGGTGGGAGACGGATCTTCTTTTGCAGGCCCAAGGGCTGCTCCCTGAAAAGGAGGCGGTCTGAAATGGCAAGGCCGAAGCGCAAGGTCAATCCCATCCTGCCAGTGGCCGCACCCGCAGAAGCCACGAAGAAACTGTACCAGGCGGGCGGCTATGTCCGACTGTCTGTGGAGGATAGCGGCAAGCCTGGGGCGGACACCATCGAAACCCAACGGGAGCTGATCCAGAGCTACATCTCCAGCCAGCCGGATATGCGGCTCTATGACCTCTACTGCGACAACGGACGGACGGGGACGAACTTCGACCGCCCGGAATTTGAGCGGATGATGGAGGATGTTCGAACCGGGAAGATCGACTGCATTGTGGTCAAGGACTTATCCCGTTTCGGGCGCAACTACCGGGAGACTGGAAAGTACCTGGAAGGGGTGTTCCCCCTGCTGGGAGTGCGGTTCATCGCGGTCAATGACCACTTTGATACGCTGACCGCCGAGCGCACCCAGGACGGCTATATCGTGCCGCTAAAGAACATCATGAACGCGGCCTACAGCAAGGATATCTCCAGAAAGACACTCCCCGCGCTGGCAACCAAGCAGCAGAACGGTGAGTTTATTGGTTCCTGGGCGGCGTATGGCTACCAGAAATGTTCAGATGACCGCCACCGCATTGAGCCGGATGAGGAAACCGCGCCAGTGGTATGGGATATGTTTCAGTGGCGGCTTTCCGGGCTAAGTTATCAGAATATCGCCCGGAAACTGAACGAGCGCGGCATCCCTTCCCCTGCCCGGTATCACTATCTGAAGGGTGACGCCAAATCAGAGCGCTACGCCAATACGCTGTGGAGCGTCTACATGATCAAAAGGATTTTGACCAATGAGGTCTATCTGGGCCATATGGTGCAGGGGCGCAAGCGCTCCGGCTTTTCCGAGGGAAGGAAGCCCTATCAGGTGCAGGAATCCGAGTGGATCATCGTTCGCAACACCCATGAGGCGCTGATCGACGAGGAAACCTTCCGCACCGTCCAGCAGATGGCAGAGGATGCCAGCAGCACTTACAAAGAGCGGCTGGGGCGGCATGACGGGCTGGGGACGATCCCCAATATCCTGCGCGGGCTGGTCTATTGTGCGGACTGCGGGCGAACCATGACGCGATACAAAAATGTGATAAATAAGGGGACACGGCTCCTTTATACCTATATCTGCCGCACCCACGCAAGCGATCCGCTTTCCTGTCCAAAGAAAAATCTTCACGAAACGGATTTGACGGAAATTCTTTGGGACACCTTGCAGCGGGAAATTGCCCTGGCGGATGATCTGGACAAGCTGGTACGGCAGTACAGCCGGTCGGCAAAAGCCGTCAGCCAAGAGGACGCTGTGAAACGGGAGATCACCGCCGCAAAGCAGGCTCTGGAACGCGCAAAAATGCTCCATGACAGCTTGTATCAGAACTACGCTGATAAACTGATGACCGAGCAGGAGTATACGGAAATGAAGCGGCAGTACCGTTCCGACATGGAACGCGCCCAGGCACGGTTGGAGATGTTGGAGCGGCAGCAGGAGGATGCCCGCCACCAAACGACAGAGAACACTTGGCTCACTACCTGCGTCCAGTACAGACAGGAAACGGCGCTGACGGAGGGCATGGCTCATGCACTAATTGAGCGCGTAGAGGTAGACGCTGAAAACCATGTGAGTGTTATCCTGCGTTACCGGGATGAATACCGCGCCCTGCTCCAGCTTTTGAAGGCTGAAGGAGAGGCGGTGCCCGCATGAGTACCACCGCGAAATATATCCGGCTTTCCTCCGAGGACGATGATTTAGGAGAAAACGGTAAGACTGAATCCAACAGTGTTACGAACCAGCGAAACCTATTGGATGCCTTCATTGGCCGCACCCCGGAACTGGCTGACACCCATGTGGTTGAGTTCTGCGATGATGGCTGGAGCGGTAAGACCTTTGAGCGCCCCGCCGTCAGGGATATGCTGGAACAGGTCAAGCACGGAAATATCCAGTGCATCGTGGTCAAGGATCTATCCCGCTTTGGCCGTGATTATCTGACTGTGGGCAACTATATTTCATATGTGTTTCCCTTCCTGGGGGTACGGTTTATCGCTGTCAATGACGGCTTTGACAGCATCCACCCCGCCGATATAGACAGCCTGGAAACCTCCTTCAAGACCCTTTTGTACGACCTCTATAGCCGGGATTTGTCGCGGAAGGTGCGAAACGCTAAACGGTTCCGTGCCCAGCGGGGAGATTTCCTATCCCCATTCGCGCCGTATGGGTACATCAAAGACCCGGCAGATAAAACCCGCCTTGTGATCGACCCAGAGGCGGCGGAAACAGTGCGGCGCATTTTCCAGCTGGCGGCAGAAGGACACAGTACAGAACAGATCGCAACGCTGCTAAACCGGGAGGCCGTACCGACGCCCATGCTCTATAAGCGGGCGGCGGGCTGCTCCCGCACCAGATGGCCCAGCGTCTGGGAGGACAACTTCTGGACATTTGCCACTGTTACAAAGATTCTCCGGGATGAGCGCTATATCGGAAAGAATATTTTCGGGAAGCGCGTCCGGGATCGTGTGGGCGGCACCCATACGGTCAAGGTCAGCCGAGCGGACTGGATCGCCGTTGAGGACACCCATGAGAGTATTGTGCCGCGGGAAGAATTTGACCACGCCCAGGAAACCATGCGGGCATTTTTGGAACGCGGCGAGATCAAAAAACACGACTGGCCGCTGTACGGCAAAGTCCGATGCGGCGTCTGCGGTCATGGGATGCACTATACGAAAGGTAAGCAAAGGTATTTTTATTGCCGCACTCCCCGTGAAAATGCCGCTTTTGTCTGTACGGAACGAACGCCGGAGAGCGATATCATGGCCGCTGTTACGAAAGGGCTTCATGTGCAGGCATTGACGGCAGTAGAGTTGCGGCGGTTATGGGAGGAACAGCACAAGGAACGGAAAAAAGATGCCGCAGAGACAGAAAAAGCCCTCTCTGAACTGCGGAAAACTCATGGACGGCTCTGCCAGCAGGTCAAGGGACTGTATGAATCCTTTGCGCTGGGTGAAGTCAGCAAAGCGGAATACCTTGCCGCAAAGGCTGCCGCAGTCCAGCAGAGGGATTCCGTTGCCGCCCGTATTTCTGAACTGGAAGCCACTCTGGACAATGCGGGCAATGACGGGCAGCTCCAGAACGGTTTCGTCTCCGCCTTTGAAAAGCATATGGGCGTTGAGGAAATTACCAGCGAAATCACCTCGGAGGTATTGAAGGAGGTTCGCGTACACCCTGGCGGGCGGTTTGAAATCATTTGGAATCTTCGTGATGAGTTGGAAAAGCTGGTGCTTGATTTACAAGGAGATCATCAAGATGAAAGGTAAAAGAACTTGGATTTATTGCAGGGTTGCACACCCTGCCGCCTGGGAGTTGACCGTTCAGCAGAGAAGTTTAGAGGCATACGCGCAGAAACAGGGCCTTGAAATTATAGGGATTACCACAGAACACGCCAGCGGACTTGACTTCTCCCGCAGAGGCTTGACCGAGGTTTCCGAAGTAGTGTCTGCTGGTATAGTTGATCTTCTGCTGGTAAAAGACCTCTCCCGCCTGGGGCGGGACATAGCAAAGACACATGCCTATTTGCGCTGGCTGGAAGATCATTTTGTCGAGGTGATCTGTGCCGATGGCACAGTTCCGCAGACCAGCAGAGAGATACTGCTTGGCCTGATAAAAACCAGAGGGATGGAAGCGAACATGGTCAAGCGGTTGTAGGCAATAGCATCACCTGGTGAAAGTCGTTCTTATTCGACGCTGTTCACGGTTTGTTTACAATTTATTTTTAGACCCTGCTTGACATGAGCGGATGAGGGCATCACTGGTATCACCAGCTAAAAAGTTTGTGATATACTGGAAAGGGATGTGCTTTTCCATATTTTATTTATGCCTACCATACGGAAGGATAATTCTATCCTCTTGCCACTTTTTTTCAGAGCAAGCCTGACCAAGTTTTCCGGCAAATCTACAAAACTATATTGCAATAGAAAGGGATATCATCACAATGAAACCTTGGAACGCAGCAGTTTATATCCGCACGTCAAAGGGAGCAGAAGAAGACCTCGGCAATACACTCGGCGTTCAACTTGGCATTATCATGGCCTATCTCGACAAGGAAGAGGACATTGAACTTTGCAGTGTTAAAATCGACAACGGACGCACCGGACTGAATTTCAACCGTCCGGCTTTTCGGGAGATGATGGATGAAGTGGAGGCCGGTCTGATCAATTGTATCATTGTCAAAGACCTCTCCCGGTTCAGCCGAAATCATTTAGATGCCAGCGATATGCTTTTCCGGGAGTTTGCCGCAAAAAACATCCGATTTATCGCCGTCCAGGATGATATTGACCTGCTGTATCTTCGTGAAGAACAGCGGGACTTTTTTATTCCGTTCCGAACGTTGATGAACCAGATGTACAGCATGGATTTGTCAAAGAGAATTTCCAGCCAGCTCAAAATCAAGCGGGATCGCGGCGAGTACATCGGCAGCAACCCGGTATACGGATACAAGCGTGACCCTCAGCACCAGCATCAGCTTATTGTGGACAAGCCCGCAGCGGCTGTCGTCCAAGACATTTTTCAATGGAGGCTGGAGGGCATGAGCGCCGACCGGATCGCAGCCAAACTGAATGAGATGGGTATTCCCTGCCCGGCAGAGCACAAGCGGAGATCCGGCTCAAATTGCACATACGCATTTCAGAAGAACGATATTCCTCTCTGGTCAGCCGGGCCTGTGATCCGAATTCTGCGCAACCGCATTTACACAGGGACGCTGGAGCAGGGGAAGACAAAATCGAACCCGCTCCATCCGAAACTGACAAAACAGCTTCCCGAAAACGAGTGGGTGGTGCGGGAGGGGGCGCATGAGGCGATCATATCAGAGGAATGTTTTCGTGCAGTAGGACACCTGCTCAACACAGATGCCAGGTCTGCGCCGGGTGAAGATACGGTCAGCCTGCTCTCCGGCCTCGTCCGGTGTGCGGCTTGCAGCAGTACGTTGACCAGGCAGACGGTAGGGAAGTATATTTACTACGTCTGTTCTCTGAAGCGGGAGCACAAAGAGAGCTGCAGCGGCTGCCGCATCTCGACCGATGCTCTGGAATCATCTGTTCAGCAGAATATCCGGGAACACATAAACCAAGTCGTATTGTTATGCAGCACGATTGCCACGGAAGACCTGGAGGACAAGCTGCTCTGTCAAATTCAACGACTGCAAAGCCAGATCAGTAAGGTGGAACAGCTTGCGTCAAAAAAGCGACGATTGATTGAAAGCTTGGAACCCAGCATGGCGGACGGCATTATTACATCGGAAGAAGCGGATGAACTGCGCCGCAGCTTTCAGAACGAACTGAATACATTGAGCCGGCGGAAACAGAAAATCCAGGAGGAAATCCAAAGGGTCGAGGACAGAACGATTCTTGACTGTGAATGGGCGAAGCAGTTTATCCCCTATACGAGCCAGACAGAATTTTCACGAAAAGACGTGGTCATGCTGGTGGAGTCGATTTTTCTGCATAAGGACAAGCGCATAGAAATCCATTTTGTCCATGACCACGAATTTGAATATATCCGGCAGATGCTGGAGTGATTAGCAAAAGCGATGGACTGTATGTTCATCGCTTTTGTTTTGCGCAAACGAAGACCGCCGTCCGCATATAGTTTACCAATCTGAATCAGGAGGTGTTTCATTGAGTACACGGGAAATTATGTTGATATGCTGCTATGCCGAAGAAAAAATCAATATTACACAGATTATCCGGACCTCGTTCGACATTTTTCTGAAAGAGGAACTTCAAAATGTTGCAAATCTGCCCTGTTTTACGGTATAATACATACGATGAATGACCGCTTATCTCAGGAGGTATGACATGTACTTAGAGATAAGCAATCCCATGGATTACCATGCGGCATTATACATCAGATTATCAAAGGAGGATGAGAGCGAGGGCCCGTCCGAGAGCGTCAACAACCAGCAGTCTCTGCTCAATGAGTTCGTTCAGCAGCACCGTCTTAGCGTCTACGACACCTATATTGACGATGGTTGGTCCGGAACAAATTTCGACCGTCCGAATTTCCAGCGCATGATCACCGACATAGAGGCTCGAAAGGTAAACATGGTCATTACTAAAGACCTGAGTCGTCTGGGACGTGACTATATCCTTACCGGCCACTACATGGAGCGATACTTCCCGGAGCACCGCGTCCGCTACATCTCCCTGTTGGACGGCATCGATACTGGTGTGGACTCCACAGCTAATGACATTACGCCTTTCCGCGCCATCATGAACGATATGTACGCCAAGGATATCTCCAAGAAGATATCCAGTGTCAAACATGACAAGCAACGTAAGGGCCTGTTCATTGGCGGCAAACCAGTTTATGGCTATAAGATGCATCCCACAGAAAAAAATAAAATCGTTATCGATGAGGATGTAGCGCCCATAGTGCAGCGTATCTTTGGCATGGCATTGGATGGTATGAGCTGCCGTCAAATTGCCGTCCAACTCAATAACGAGGGTATACCAACCCCAGCAACTTACGCCGGGTTGACCGTGTCAGCTCCTGGCCCTTACACTGGCCTGTGGAGTAGTGAGCGGGTATCCGATATGTTGCAAAATGAGACTTACATCGGCAGTATGGTTCAGGGCCGCACCCGGAAGATTAACTACAAATCCAAGAAGTGCATCAAACAGGATCGCCGAGACTGGGTGGTGGTAGAGGGGACTCATGAACCATTGATTGATCGGGAAACCTTTGAGAAAGTGCGGGTTCTGATCAATAGCCGCAGGAGAACTCGTAGCCGCACATACGACTTCCTGCTCAAGGGATTGATTTTCTGTCACGAGTGTGGTTACCCGCTTGCAGTGATCAATCGAAAAATGGCGTCCGGTGAGGATCGTTTGATTTTTGTCTGCCGAACCTACCAGAGGTTCACCAAGGCGGGAGTCTGCACCAGCCACACCATCAAGGTTGAAAGCGTCACCCAGGCGGTAATGGAAAAAGTGCGGGAGGTCTGTGGCGCCTATCTGCAAGCAGATCGCCTTTTGCCCCAGGCCCAGCGAGAAGTAGCAAGAGCCCTGGCTGAGGCGGACAACGAGAAGGAGATCAACTCCCTCAAAGCTAGGATCGACAGTCTTACTGCCCACTTAGACAAAGTCTACATGGATAAGCTCAGCGGCGTTCTTGAGGAGGCTGATTTTCAACGCATCTATGGCAAGGTCAAAGCCGACCGCTCCGCCCTGGAGCAACGACTCAGTCAACTGGATCGACCAGACTTTTCTCCGGCGGAACAACTGGATCTGACCAAAAAATTGACTGAGCGGTTCCTGGAGACCGCCTCTGCCAATCGAGAGCTTTTGGTCAGTCTCATCGAGCGAATCGAGTTAACAGCCGACAAACAAATCATCATCAAATTCCGCTTCAAACAGCTAGAAAACGCATAGAATTGATACAAAATTATGAACTGTATCGTTTACAATAGCCGAGGTGCTATGTCTCC